TTGCAGCTATTGCGGCGCGCTTGGCTGAGACAGACGACCCGGAAGCTTTGAAGCTAGTCAGATCACTAAACGCCCGCTTGGCCGAATTGCAGCAGGCGGCGCTTGTGTATGAACGCATGGAACAGCAGGCCCGACTTCGGGCGGCGCGGCAAAACGATGACGCGATTGTCGCGCTACTCATGGTGATCTGATGAGCAATCAGGAAAAGCGCCAGCAGTCCGTCAGGGCAATTACAGGAACGGCCCTGACGTATAACGAGGACTGGCTCGCTCTGTTCGCTTCGGCTGGCATTACGTCAGGCACGGTAGATGACCGGATGCTGGTATGGTGCAACGCGCGGCTTGGAACGTCCTACACGAACGTCAATGACGCGATGCGGGCGTTTGCAGTGTCAAAGGGCGCGGCAAGTTGGGATGAATTAGGGACGTTCACAGTTACCCCTCCTGACTTGTTGGGCGGCGCTGGCACGTTTGATAGCGCGGCGGGTTGGACGCTTGGGGCGGGGTTTTCGATCAGCGGCGGTGTTCTCAATTCTGACGGCTCATCGGCGGACTCTTGGACTTCGCGCACGCCCGGCGTCACTCCCGGCCTCACCTATCGAGTTTCCTACACCATCACGCGCGTAAGCGGTTCAATGAGAATGCAGCTTGCCGGAACAGTGGGGGCTATCAGGTCAGCGAGCGGCACGTATTCGGACGACATCGTAGCCGACACGGACCTGATTTATATCAGGCAATTCAGCTTTAATGGCACGGTCGATAACGTGACCATCACTGCGCTGTAATAGGTACGCAATGCCAACATTCGTTATGCGAAACGGCCTCCTTGTGGATAAGCACACGGGGGAACGAATGCCGTTGCCGAAAGACTGGAAACCAGCCGCGCCGCGTATCCAGGCCGATATGGAGCCGTTTATTTCCCCTGTTTCGGGTGAAGTCATCGGCGGGCGCGCGCAGCGCCGGGACGACATGAAGCGGCATGATTGCATTGATGGTCGGGACATTCCGCGCCGTCCTTACGTGCTGAGTGAGAAGTATTCAAAGATCACTGGCCTGCCTGTAAAGGGCCGTGACTGCTAAGGAGCCTCCATTGACAGAATTGGAAACCGCCAACGCGGGAGCAATCGCTTCCGCGAGCGAAACTCCGTCGCCTTCGCCTGCTGTTGAACAATCCCCAACACCGGAAGCGCAAGAGGCAGCCATTGACGCCGATCTACAGGCGGTATGGAACAAGCATAACCCGACCCGCGATGAAAGCGGGCGGTTTCAGTCAAAGAACCCCGAAGCGCCCGCAGCGGACGAAACGCCAGCCGAGGCCACGGGAGAGAAGGATTCGGGCCAGACCCCAGAAGCCGGAACGGTCGAAACGGTAAAGCCGTCCATCGACCCGCCCGCTTCATGGTCCCGTGAAGTCCGCGAAAAGTGGACCGCGCTTCCACCTGACTTGCAAGAGTACATCAGCAAGCGGGAAAGCGAGGCTCATTCGCAGATTACACGCTTGGGGAATACCGCAAAGGCCGCAGAGCCATTGCTGGGCGTCATCGAACAGAACCGCGAGCTTTTCACCAGACGTAACGTGCAGCCTGAGCAGGGAGTTGCTGCCCTTCTCAACGCACAGCGGAAACTGGACGAGAACCCGGTCGCTGCCATCGGTTGGCTTGCACAGCAATACGGCGTGGACCTTTCAATGTTTGCGAACGCAGACGGATCGCAGTCCGCACAAAGCCCACAAGTGGCAATGTTGCAGGCTGAAATAGCGTCAATGCGCCAGCAACTAGCGGAAACATCATCCACGGTCAGGCAGACGCAAGCCGAACGGCACGCGGCTGAACTGGCGAAGTATCAAACCACCGTCGAGACATTTCTCAGCGACAAGAATTTGACGGACGCCGATGAGGCGGAACTTGTTGTTCTCGTAAACTCCGAAAAGCAGTTGAACCCCGGCAAACCCCCGGAACAACTGTTGCAGGACGCTTACGAAACCTTTCTGTATCGCTCCCCGGAACGACGCCAGAAGGTAATCCAGCAGCAGTTTGCTCAAGAGCAGGCGAAGCAGGCCGAGGAAGCCAAGAAAAAGGCGACCGACGCTAAAAAACTGGCTAGCATCAACGTCAAATCTCAGCCTGCGTCTTCTTCATCGAACAAGACGATGGACGACACGCTACGGGAAATAGCTCGCCGGGTTTACCAGCAATAGGAACCTGAGCAATGCCTTCACCCAATGCTACCTTCACCGAAATGGTGACGACCACGCTGCGCAATCACAAGCGCCAGCTTACCGACAACGTGTCCGCGCACAACGCGCTGCTGCGACTGATGAAGGAAAATGGCAAGATTCAGACCCGCTCCGGCGGTTATGAAATCGTCCTCCCCCTCGACTACGCCGAAAACCAGACCTATCAGCGTTACGCTGGTTACGATCCGCTTAACATCAACGCCTCTGACGTTCTGTCGGCGGCTAAGTATGATTGGGCGCAGGTCGCAATCCACGTTACGGCGTCAGGTCGCGAGGTTCGCATGAACAACGGCCCGGAGCAGATGATTAATCTGGTCAAGGCCCGCATTGCGAACGCCATGCGCACGGCGGCTAACAACTTCTCCGTTGACCTCTACTCGTCTGGCGCACTGACCAATCAGATTGGCGGCCTCGCTCATCTGATCCAGACGAACGGTCAAGGAACGGTTGGCGGCATCAACGCGGCTACCTATGCCTTCTGGGCGAACAAGTTCCGCGAAATGACCGGCACGAACACATATGCGTCGATTCAGGCGGATATGAACGCGATTTGGCTCTCGCTCAATCGCGGCACGGACAAGCCGGACCTCATCGTCTCGACGCATGACCTTTATGCGGCTTACGAGGCGACGTTGCAGACGAACCAGCGTTATGCGGATGCGAAGTTGGGCGCGCTCGGCTTCGAGTCGCTTCGCTACAAGTCGGCTCCGATTGTGTTCGATAGCAACAGCAACTTCGCCACGAATGGCGAGCGCATGTACTTCCTGAACACCGATTACCTCTACCTCATCGAACACCCCGAGGCCCGCTGGACCGAGGACGATGAGAAGGTGCCGGTCAATCAGGATGCGGTTGTCGTGCCGATCTACTGGATGGGCCAGATTGTGACCTCGCAGCGCTCGCTGCAAGGCATCATGTTCGACGCGGCCTAATCGAGAAACAAAGGAGACACGAACATGATTGCTGCTGGTATCAACCTCACGGAAACTTACACTTCCGCGACTCTGACAAGCGTCGGCCCTTACAAGGTCGGCGGCTTGTTCTCGGCCCACGATGGGAAGCAGTATCGCCTTTATCAGTACGACACGGGCGCAGGCTCGGTCGCTGCTGTTGCGGGCAACTTCTGCTACTTCTACGCGCCTTCCGGTACGTCGGCAGGCGCAACGACTGTCGTTACGTCCGACCTGTCGGACTCGGCGGAAGTCGGCGCTGGCGTCCTTCAGGCTGCTCCCGGTGATGGTGAATACTGCTGGGTCCAGATCAAGGGTTCGGCAACGCTCACGACCGCTCTGACGGCCGGCGCGGACGGCGATCCGCTTACGCCGACTGGCGCGACGGATGGCACTGTCGATGTGACTGCGGCTGCAACTGACCATCGTTGCGCTGTGGCCATCGACGCGAGCGCCAAGATTGTCATGCTCGACTGCCCGTAAGGGACAACAACGGGGCGGGGCTTCGGTCCCGCCCTTTCTCTAACGATAGGTGAACGATGAACGATCAAGCGCCTTCCGGCAAAGTTGGCGTCCGTTATCTTCGCGCTGAAACCGAGATTTCAGTTGACGAGAAGACGGGCCAAGCGCGAACGAGGGACCGTGTATTCTTCTGTCAACCGGGTTCTGCCCAACTCTCGCAGACCTCGGAATATGTTTCGCTCCTGATGAAAAATAAGGAGCTTTGGTCGATTCTAGGCCCGCATTACGACGCCTGGAAGGCCAATAACGAATTACCCGAAAGTGGCACACCGCTCGCGGCTTGGTCGGGCGTCACGCCTCAAGAGGCGGAAGTTCTCAAGCAATACAGCGTGCGCATTGTCGAGGACTTGGCGTGCCTGTCTGACAGCATGATGAACCGTATTCCTCTGCCGAGCATCAGAGCCAAGCGCGACATGGCGCAGCGGTTCATTGCGTCTGCGGATACGCGAAAGACAGAAGAAGCTTTGGCGAAGAAGGATCAGGAAATCGCTGATCTCCAGGCCAAACTCGAAAACCTTGCCGAAATGATGGCTGAGAAGCTTGACGAAGGCGAAGCAAGGCGAAAGCCGGGCCGCCCTCGCAAAGAAGCTGCGGAGTAATAGCAAATGGCCGGAACTGTCACTATCGTCTATCCCAATCTGGAAAGCACGGACGGGCGCGTAATCAGTTCCGGCACGCCTAATACGTTTGCTGTGGAAGATGTGACCACGCTTGGCCCCGGAGAGGATGCAACGGTTGAGATTTCAGGCTCCGCGCCTGATTACCGCCTGACGTTCGCTATTCCCTCCGGTGTGCAGGGGCCGCAGGGCGTCCAAGGCCCGCCTGGAATCCAAGGGCCTGTTGGCCCGCAGGGCAATGATGGAACGCTTATTGGCTCGTACATCAAAGCCCCCGTCAGGGCGGTTATAACGAAGCCGATTACGCTTTCAGGGACGCAAACGCATGACGGCGTTTCTCTGGTCGATGGCGATAGGGTTCTCGTCATTGGGCAGTATGACTCCGGTGCGTCCTCTGGCGCTCCGGGCAATGGCATTTACACTGTAGGCACGTCTTGGGTTCGCGCCACAGATGCGGACACGTCTGCGGAGCTTTCCGGCCTAATCGTCATGGTGACGGAAGGAACCCGTTACCGTGGGACGGTGTGGAAGCTAACGACAACGGGCACAATCACAGTCGGCACGACGCCGCTCAGTTTTCAGTGCGACGACCAGCGCGGGCTTTCGTTCTCGGACGCGGTTAGTATGCCGAAGTGCCGCCTATCGTTCGTTGGCGATAGCAATTCAGACGAGGCGGGATACCCGGACCTCACCACGCGCCGCGCGCAGGAACTGACCGGCCTTGGCTGTCCCTTAGAGGGCGGCGTGATGCACACGATGGCGGCCAACGGTAGTTCGTTCGCTTCATGGCTCGGCGCTATCGGAACAGGGTCACAGACTGATACAAGCGTGAAGGGCAACCCCTGGAGCGTCGTCAACAACGACCCTCACTTGATCTGGCTGCAACTCGGCACGAACGATTGCGGGCTTGTGTCTCAACGCCCCACGGCGGGCCAGCTTGCCAATCTGCGTGCAAATGCGTGGAAACTAGTCACATTCCTTCTGGCGAATACCCGCGCCGCCATTCTGATGGTTATGCCGCAGCCGTTTACGCCTGTCCCGTTCTCCGGGCAGGACTTTGCTGACGCGGATGAAGCGGCTCTTTACTCAAGCTACTTCGCCACGGTTTACCGCGAGTTCATCGGCGTCTCATCGCGTATTGTCGTCTATGACACGCACGACGATCTGACCGGAACGCGAATTGACGATCAGACTGTTGCGCCGCTTGACCCGGAAACGGGCGGGCAGTTGATGCAGGACGCCTTCCACCTGTCAACCCTCGGGCGCGTGCGGTTGTATCGCCGCATTGCGCGCATGATGGACACGTCTATTCGGCGCAACAATCGCTACATGCGGACAACCAACGCGATCCACAACGCTGCGGGCTTGGCGATTCCTATCTTTGTGTCCTCAACTGGCGGCGGCGCAACGCTTACGGTTTACACCAATCCGCAAAAGGTTATTGGCCGTGGCGCGGGCGCTGATCAGGTCGGATCTGATCAAAGCGTCCCAGCGAGCTATTCGCCGCTTTTGGACGCGGGGTTTGTCTTTGGCGACCCTCTCGCGCGTATGAAACTGTTTTCGCTGTTTGCGGCAACAGCGTTGAAGCTGTATTTTCCACTCACGGGAACCACGTTTAACCTGACACAGTGGCGCCACTCATCGACGGCGAGCGTCGGCTTTAGCGAACAAACCGACATCTGGAGCGTAACGGGCGATACTGTCACCGAAACCGGCGTTGCTCTGCTTTATGTTGAGGGTTGGGATCATAACCACAACATCCAGCAGCCGCGCGACACGCTCATTATTCCGATTGAGCGAACGGATGATATCGTTGTTCCGTTCTATGGCCGCCGTGGGATGCGTGCGCAACTGACAGCCGTTGACGCCGCGCGAGGGCCGACGCTTTCAGGGGCGGGCAGCTTTGACGTTCATTTCTTCACCGGCACAACGTCGATTACCGGGACGAAGGCGTTTGACGTTGATTTCGCGAATGGCGATGCAGTCGTGACCGGCGTTCTCGATACCGGAAATTACCCTAACGGCGTGAAGTGGGACGCCCGCGTTCCGACAACGGGCAACGGCTTTCGCCTGACCGGCATGACGGGTATCGGCGGCTCGGGCAACAAGGGCACCGCGACCCTGCACATTCGATACTATCCGATTTAGCGCAGAGGGCTGAGAATGTCTCTCCTAACAATCGTGCAAGACGCCATGTCGCTTTGCGGCCTTGCGCCAGCCTCGCGCGTCTATGGCTCGTCTGATACGTCAGTAGGGCAGTTTATCGCGTTGGCCCAAGTGGAAGGCGACGAGCTTTCCCGCTTCCATGACTGGCGCAGGCTTAAAGTGTCGGTCACAATTGCCGGGGATGGAACGACAACCTATTGGGATTTGCCCGAAGACTTTGACCGCTTTGTTACGGGTGAGATATTCTGGTCCGATGAATCCGCAGGCGAATTGCTTTGCAAGGTGACGGATCAGGAATTGCTTGCTCTCAAGGCGCAAGAAACGGACCCGCCCGAACCTGTCTGGCGTTTGTTCGGGGATCAGATCGAAATTTGGCCCGCGCTCGATAGCGGCGAACAGGTGACGACCGAATATCGTTCGGCGTTCTGGATTTTGGCGGCAGATGGAAGCACGCGCAAGGAACGCTGGTCGGCGGATAGCGACCGCGCGCTTGTGCCTGAACGGCTGATGACGCTCGGCCTTGTGTGGCGTTGGAAGCAGGCCAAGGGCTTCGATTATTCGGAAGCATTCCGCACGTATGAGATTAACCGCGCACGGGCCGCGTCAAGCGATGGCGGGCGGGAGACAATCAGGATTAGCGAGAACAGCAAGGGCGACATTGCGAAGATGGGCCGCCCGGCTCACTATACGGTTATTCCCTGATGCTGCTCGCCCCACTACGCCAGAACACACGGCGCGGGCCCGTCTCTCAGGGGGCGTCTATCCCTGCGCCTATCGAGGGTTGGGATGATTCAAGCCCGCTTGCGGACATGTCGCCCAAGCGCGCTATTGTTCTGGATAACTGGTGGCCGGAGCCTGCCTACTGCGCCTTGCGGAAGGGCTTCAAGCAACATTCCAATACCGGCGTGACGGACGCCATTGAAAGCCTCATGGCCTATCATGGCTCGGCTGCGGGAACCAACAAGCTTTTCGCGGTTGCTGATGATACGATCTACAATGTCTCGGCCTCGTCAGGATCGGCCACAAGCGTAACTTCGCTCACAAGCGCGAAGTGCCAGCATGTGAATTTTACCGTCTCTGGCGGCTCTTACCTGATTGTCGTCAACGGGGCTGATGCGCCTTTGGGATTCAACGGCACGGCATGGGCCGCGCTCACGCTCACAAGTTCGATTGACGAGGATACGTTCATCCATGTGAACGTGTTCAAAAACCGGCTATTCTTCATCCCCGAAAACTCAACCAAGTTCTGTTATCTCCCCGTCGATAGCGTCGGCGGCACGGTCACAAGCTTTGAGCTGGGCGGGCTGATGAGCCTTGGCGGCTATGTGGTCGCGATGGGGACGATTACGATTGACGGCGGATCCGGCCCGGATGATCAGGCCGTTTTCATTACGTCGAAGGGCCAAGTGATTTTATTCCAGGGATCGGACCCGGACGATACGAACGCTTGGGCGCATGTGGGAACGTATAGCCTGCCGCCTCCTATCGGTCGGCGCTGCCTTGTGAAGATTGCGGGCGACTTGGGGATTCTGACGACCTCGGGGCTTCTCCCATTGTCCAAGGCGATGGTTGTGGATCGTGCGGCGGTCGATAACGTCGCGCTCACGGGGCGGATCAACAACACCATGACGGCATCCGCCCGCAGCTATGGCGCAAACGATGGCTGGCAGG